GCTTTCATAAGGTCTCATGCATTTGTAGAATAAAATTGCTTCGTCGTCTGAATCTCCACTGCTCATCTCTCTTTTAATGCTACTTAAGAGTGTTGGTAATATGGTCAAATTAGAGCTATTCAGACTTAATTGGAAGAAGAGAGTGTCATCTAATGAATATATGAATTCTCTTAACTTTCTAACTCTTTTAGGGACACGGCTAAGCAAGTTAATTGTTTTTGACCTCGTGAGTTTAGGAACTAAACCGTTGATTCCCCCCTCATCTGTAGAAATTAAAGATGGGTCATCATTATCTATATCTGCCATAAAATTTAAAAAGGCTTCAAAATCTTCCATAGACTTAACATTGTAATTAGAGAGATACCTACAAGGAGCTGGTACACATGCGTGGAGGACAGGATTTATTTTAGGAAGACCAGTTAGTTCTAAAGGTATCATTGATAAATTCTTACTAAACAGCAGTTTCATGTTTGAGAATTGTTTTACATAAATGCTTTGGTTTAGCAATTGTATCCAGTAAGATCCCACAACAGACCCATCTTGTCTAAGGTAACTAAGAGATCTATTAAGAGTTGCTATCGAAGCTAAGAAAAAATCTGTGTTATCTATAGCTTTTACATAAGATAGTCTAGTCTTTATTTCAGGTCTATATTCACCATGGGATGTTCTAAAAACACTATTGAATTCGCAAATAGTAGTAGACATTGTTGACTTAAACATATTCCGTTTTATTCCATATAAACCATAAATGTGAACGATATAAGAAGATGATATCTTAGAGATTTGAGATGCTGTATCGTTTGCCCAAAATAATCGAACAGAATCATCGCTAGTACAATGTGATTCACAGTTGATACCATTGGAGGCAAGCAATTTTTCAATCAGATTACAACAGTCAGAATGGTATACTGATGATAAATTTCCCAATATTCCTTGGAACATCCCTTCTCTAGCATTTATCTCTTGGTCCTCAATTGATGCTATAGAATTAAGAAATATAGAAACTTGACTCTTTAGTTCTTCTTTTATACTTTTTCGTTTATATATCTCATCAGGCAATCTGTAAGTTTTCTTCGAGAACATTTTAAGTATATTTAAAAAAAGATTGAAGTGCAAGTCATCAGAGATTCTCAGGGCTATACAAGCTAATAAAGAATAAGACTGCATACTAGGTCCCCATTTACTTGCATCAGAATTGTCATAGACTACATTGTAACCAGACCTTCTCAATTGTTTTGATCTAAAAACCATTTCTGTCACTATTTTATCTTTTGTTTTCATCTCGATCAAATTTGTTTTGAGCGACCTGTCGTGTTCCCTGTCTCTTATCTGTCTTCCCAGTGATTCTAAAAAATATGTTCCATGTCTCATTTCTGAATTCATCAATGCTATCTCTCTAACCCCAACTTGAGCCTTTGCAAACATATTACACTGATAAGGTCTTTGTTCATCTAAATCCCGTAATGTGGTGTTAATGAGTCTGGTAGAATATTTCATGTCATCTTTTGTTATATCCGGTAGCAATCTTTCTCCGTAGGGACCTATCTTTTCTGAGGGAATCCAATTCGTCAAACTAGTTTTATAAGATTTTGATGATATTTCAGGTTGTACAAATTGCTTCCCATTGTATCTTATCTGAGTACAATTAGGTCTATCAGATTTAAATGAAACTGCAGAACTCCTATTATTAACAACTTCATTTACAGTTATCCTCTCTATCATTGTTGGATCATACAAACTCCTCATTAGTTCTCTAAGAGTCAGATGATGACTGAAATCTTTTGATATTCTCATTATGCTTACAAGTGATCCCAAAATTACAGTTCTCCAATCAGGATTGTACAGCTGACCTTTGTGTTCTGTTATATTAAATATAGAATCTATTGTGTCATACCTGTTAATAACAGCA